ATATTTCTTCGGTGGTTCACACATCCTTTTTGATTTTTCTGACATAAGACCTAAAGGTGCTCGTTTGGTAACATCAGGTGGTAAAGCCCCTGGTCCTCAACCACTCAAAGAGTGTTTGATTAAGTTAGAGGGTATTTTAGATTCAAAACAAGATGGAGACAGACTCAGACCAATTGAGGTTCATGATATGGTTTGTCATATTGCAGATGCGGTACTTGCTGGTGGAATCAGAAGAGCAGCACTTATCTCATTATTCTCCGCAACAGATGAGGAGATGATTGGTTGTAAAAGTGGTCATTGGTGGGAACACAATCCACAGAGAGGTAGAGCTAATAACTCTGCAGTTCTTATGAGACACAAAATTACCAAAGATTATTTTATGGACCTTTGGAAAAGAATCGAAGCAAGTGGTGCTGGCGAACCTGGTATCTACTTGAGTAATGACAAAGATTGGGGAACTAACCCATGTTGTGAAATTGCACTTCGTCCCTTCCAATTCTGTAACCTTACAGAGGTAAACGTTTCTAACGTTGTATCTCAGGAGGATTATGAAGATAGAGTTAGAGCGGCTTCATTCATCGGAACATTACAAGCGGGATATACTGATTTCCATTATCTTAGACCTATTTGGCAGAGAACAACTGAAAAAGATGCTCTTGTTGGAATCTCAATGACAGGTATTGGTTCAGGTGCGGTTCTTGGTCTTAATATGAAAGCAGCGGCTAAAGTTGTTAAAGAAGAAAATAAAAGAGTTGCGGATTTGATTGGAATCAACCCTGCAGCTAGAACAACTACAGTTAAACCAGCAGGAACAACATCTCTTACACTTGGAACATCAAGTGGAATCCATGCTTGGCACAACGAATATTATATTAGAAGAGTTAGAGTTGGAAAGAATGAATCAATATATTCATATCTCGTATCAAACCACCCAGAGTTAATTGAGGATGAATACTTTAGACCACACGACACAGCGGTTATTGGAATTCCACAAAAGGCACCCGAGGGTTCAATTTTAAGAAACGAATCTCCAATCCAACTTCTTGAGAGAGTTAAAAAAGTTCAACAAGACTGGATTAAACCAGGTCACAGAAGTGGTTCAAATGCACACAACGTATCGGCAACAATTTCAATTCGTGAACACGAATGGCCGGCTGTTGGTGAGTGGATGTGGGAAAACAAAGAATATTATAACGGACTATCGGTTTTACCTTACGATGGTGGAACTTATATCCAAGCACCTTTTGAAGATTGTACAAAAGAAAAATATGAAGAGCTCATGAAAACTTTGCACGACGTAGATTTATCTAAAATTGTGGAGTCAGATGACAATACCGATTTAAGTGGAGAAGTTGCTTGTGCTGGTGGGGCTTGTGAAGTAAAATTTGTTTAATGAACAAAAAAGATAAAAGAAAGGGGGAAATAAAGTTTCCCCCTTCTTATTATTACATGGAGGGTGAAAGAATTATTTTTACTGAGGAGTTTCACATTCATCGTGGGCAGTGTTGTGGAAATGGATGTAGACATTGTCCATATGACCCTAAAGCTAAAAAAGGGAACACCACTTTAAGAAAAAAATTTAAATAATATATTTATCTCATATGGCAGATGGGATTACATATGGGATAAAATTTCCCTTTTTAGATTCAACTCGTGGGGATTATTTGGCTCTTACTGAGTTCCAAGCCGAACAAATCAGGTCAGATTTAATTCATCTTTTACTAACAAGAAAAGGTTCAAGATATTATCTACCAGAATTCGGTACCAGATTATATGAGTTCATTTTTGAACCTAATGATGGTCTAACTTTTCAAGCAATCGAATCAGATATAAGAGATTCCATAAACAGATTCATGCCAAACCTATTGGTCAATAGTATTACAATTGAGCCTGCATCCATAAGTGACGAAGTTGAAACTACAGTTAATGAAACTTCGTTATCTAATGACCCAAGACTTTATGACTTATACAGAGTTCCCGGTAAAGGTTCAAGTGAATACACGGCAAAAATAAAAGTGGATTATTCTGTCAATGCACAAACATTTGCACAGAGCGATTTTGTTGTTATAAATATTTAATTTAAATGGCAGATAGAAAAATATCTTATACCACGAGAGACTTTGCCGCAATCAGAGTCGAACTTCAAAATTACGTAAGAACATATTATCCTGATTTAATTCAAGATTTTAATGATGCTTCCGTATTTTCAGTTTTTTTGGATTTGAATGCAGCTGTTGCGGACAACCTTAACTACAATATTGATAGAAGTTTACAAGAAACTGTTCTACAATATGCTCAGCAGAAATCTTCAATATATAACATAGCAAGGACTTACGGATTGAAAATTCCTGGAATGAGACCATCCGTCGCTCTTGTTGATTTCTCAATTACAGTACCGGCTTTTGGTGACAAAGAAGATGAAAGATATTTGGGTACATTGATAAGAGGTTCTCAGGTTATTGGTTCAGGACTCGTATTCGAAAACGTTGAAGATATTGATTTTGCATCTCCTTATAATTCCCAAGGATTCCCTAATAGATTAAAAATCCCTAATTTTAATTCAAATGGTGTTTTAATAAATTATACAATCACCAAGAGAGAAATAGTTGTTAATGGAATTACAAAAGTTTTCAAAAGAGTTATCACTCCAAACGATGTAAAACCTTTCTTTGAACTTTTTTTACCTGAGAAAAATGTCTTAGGTATCACCAGTGTTTTATTAAAAGATGGAACACAGTATACCAACCTACCAAGCACTGCTGAGTTCTTGGGTTTACAAAACAGATGGTATGAAGTCGATGCATTAGCCGAAGATAGAGTTTTTGTCGAGGACCCAACAAAGGTTACCGACCAACCTGGTATCAAAGTTGGAAGATACATCAAAACCCAAGATAGATTTATTAGTGAATACACCGCAGAGGGATTCAAAAAGTTAACCTTCGGTGGAGGTACAAATACAGCACAGGACGCCTTAGACCAATTCACAACTCTCGGAACAACCTTGGATTTACAAAAATATTCCAATAACTTTTCTTTGGGTTCTACGTTGAGACCGAATTCAACTCTTTTCATTCAATATAGAGTTGGGGGTGGTCTTAATACTAATTTGGGAACTAGTGTTATCAATCAAGTTGGTACTGTATCGTTTTTTGTAAATGGACCTTCAGATAACACAAATACCGCAGTTGTTAATTCCTTAAGATGTACCAATGTCACGGCAGCTATCGGAGGTGCTAACATGCCGAACATTGAGGAAGTGAGAAATTATGTTTCATTCAACTTCTCTGCTCAAAAAAGAGCAGTTACGGTTTCCGACTATGAGTCTATTATCAGAACAATGCCAGCACAATTCGGTGCACCGGCAAAAGTATCAATTACCGAAAATGATAATAAGATTTTGATTCAGATTCTTTCTTATGATACTCAAGGTAAATTAACAAACATTGTTTCAAACACTTTGAAACAAAATATTGCGACCTATTTGTCCAACTACAGAATGATGAACGATTACATATCAATATTCAGTGCTCAAGTAATCGACCTCAGCTTGGATGTGGGAATTGTTTTGGACTCAGCACAAAACTCAGGTCAAGTTATTACAAACGTTATTGATAAAATAAGTACATTCTTTAATCCACAGACAAGGGAATTGGGACAGAATGTTAACCTATCCGAACTTAGAAGTATTATTCAAAATACAAATGGGGTCTTAACGATTGCAAGTATTGATGTGTTTAATGAGGTGGGAGGTCAGTACTCTTCTGCAGAAACATCAATGGAATATTCTGACCCTGAAACAAAACAAATTGGTCCTGTTGACGATACAATTTTTGCACAACCAAATCAAGTTTATCAAGTTAGATTCCCTAGCAAAGATATTCGTGTATCAGTTAGAAATTTCCAATCCATCACTTTCTCATAACGAGTTTATTTATAGTTTCTTGAAGTTATAATTTAGTAGTGTGTCTTATAAAACTACACAATAACTATTTATTTTAAAAGGTTCGAATGGGTCAATCATATAGGATTAGGACTGAGTTAGGAATTACGAAAAGTATAAATGTTGAGTTAAATCAAGAATTTGAATTCCTAGAAATTTTGTCTTTGAAGCTCAACCAGCAAGACATTTATCTTAGAGCTTGTTCTGACTATGGGGTAATTGTAGGTAGAATAACAGCTAACAATGGACTCGGTTTACCAAATGCAAGAGTTTCGATTTTTATTCCTATAGAATCTATCGACGAGTCGAACCCAATAGTCTCTTCTATATATCCATATAAATCACCGTCGGATAAAAACGAAGATGGATATAGATATAACCTTTTACCTTACGAAAAATCATACTCTACTCACGCCGCAACAGGAACACTACCAACAAGATTGGATGTTTTAACAGGTAACACAGCATTTGAGATTTACGACAAGTATTATAAGTTCACCGCTAAAACTAACGAGAGTGGTGACTACATGATTATGGGTGTTCCCTTGGGACAACAAACTGTTGTTATGGATTTAGACTTGTCAGACATTGGTGAGTTCTCTTTAACGCCACAGGACTTGATAAGAATGGG